CCACTTAACGGTGGCTCCATTTTTGTTACCCGGAAAGGTCTATGAAAAAATTATGCCCTATATGCGGAAAACTCCATGGCATAGGTGAGACATGCAAACCATATGTTAGGAGTGCTGACGCACTTACAGAACAGAGAAGCTTTAGAAACTCTACAGCATGGAAGAAGAAGCGAGAAGAAATCAAGGAACGAGATAAATATCTTTGTTTGTATTGTCTTATGGTGGAGAAGAACTTGGCCAGAGAAAACTTGGAAGTTCATCACATTGTAAAGATTAAGTACAACAAAGAAGGGCGCCTGTCCAATGACAACCTAGTGACTCTTTGTAGGTATCATCATGAGCAGGCAGAGAAAAATATAATCAGCAAAGAGGAACTGTTTGCACTAGTTGATAAGGTGGAGCGCGGTGGAGGGATACCCCCCCTGGGGTAAAAACGATAACAATTATTAAAAATTAAGCACCGACGTCCCACCTTTCTTTACAACAATTATTTTCTCAGGGGGATTTTGTGGAACTACACAGTTTAAAAAATAGATGATTTGATACCGTATGCAAAAAATCCAAGAAATAATGAACTAGCTGTTCAATATGTTGCGAACTCTATAAAAGAGTTTGGTTTTCAGGTGCCGATAGTAATAGATAAAAACAATGTTATTGTTGCTGGTCATACACGTCTAAAGGCCGCAAAGCTTCTGGGAATGTCAGAAGTACCATGCATAAGAGCTGATAATCTTTCAGATGAGCAGGTAAAGGCATTTCGCATAGCAGATAACTCCGTATCTGAAATAGCTACTTGGAATGAGGAATTACTAAGGATTGAGTTAGAAGATATTAGTCTTAATGCTACAGATTTTGGTATTGAAGTTCCGGAAATTGAGCTGGAACCGATAAAGACAGAAATTAGCGAAGAGGGGTATTTTGGTGATGAGAGAGAAAGAACAAATCGAGGGTATAATCTTGATTTACAAAGTAGATGCGATTTTACAAATGACTACTGGCAGATGCCAATAATTTATAATAATGATTTTGTTCCGGATGATTTGATAGGTTTTAACTATGCAAAAACATCGGAGCGAAAAGATCTGGGAATACATTTCTATTTAGATGATTATCAGTTTGAGAGGGTTTGGAATTGTCCGGAAAAATATGTTGACATGTTCAAGGAGTACGATTGCATATTGAGTCCTGATTTTAGCCTATATTCTGATATGCCACTGGCTATGAAAGTGTGGAATGTGTACAGATCAAGACTATTGGGCTCATATTATCAATCCTATGGGATACCGGTTATTCCTACAATTTCGTGGGCTGAAAAGGAAACTTTTGACTTTTGTTTTAAGGGGATTCCAAGAGAATCCATTTTATCCATCAGTACAATAGGAGTGAAGCAAAATAAGGAAGCTATGAGGCTTTGGCTGGAAGGAGTCAAAGAAATGTTAAAGGTGCTTAATCCTAAAACAATTCTAATATATGGCGGAAAAGTTCCTTTTGACTTTGGAGATAGAGAGACTATCTATTTTAATAATAAAGTTACTGAAAATTGGAAAGTAAAGAGGTAAAATAATGGGGGGAAGAGGTGCTGGAAGTTCTTTGAGAACTGTTCGCTTAGGTGGCGGTTCAACTGGAGCAAGCCAGTTTTCTAAAGGACTGGGATTCCTGAATTACGATTCTTTGAAAGACGCACTAGGTCCCAAAGGACGCCCATTTAGCATAGAGAACAGTGCAGAAGGGGCTAATCCACATTATGATCATTCTCTAACTTATAAAGAATTTAACTTAAATTGCCAGAGGTGTGTTATTGCTTACGAAGGAAGACGCAGAGGATATGATGTAACAGCTCAGCCTACTTATGAAGGTGATACATTAAGTAAGTCCTCTATTGTTGGCGACAAGCATTTTGGATATTGGCAAGGCGCCTTTCAGAATATGAAGTCCGAGAATGTAAGTTCTAATAGTCCACAGATTGCAAGAAGGAAATTGGAAAAGAAAATGAGTGCCTATGGAGATGGTACTCGCGGAATTGTATCAGTTGTTTGGAAAGATGGTAGTGGAGGACATGTATTCAATGTTGAGCAAGTAAAAGGTAAGACCTTGTATATAGATGCTCAAGTAGGGGCCAAGTACGAAGCTACTAACTTGTATAGAAACATTCAAACTGATAAGGTGTTCTTTTTCAGAACTGATAATTTGAGATTTTCAGATAGAGCTAAAAAATCAATTACTAAAGATAAATGGTAGAAGGAGGAAACAGAATGGTAAAATACGAAGATGCTTTAGCTATTGCAAAAAGTGTCAAGACTCATCCCATAACAAAGTGCACGGAATATACAGATGCCTATGTATTTGCCGAGACTTTTCCGGAAGGGGTCATACACGTAGGAGGGAATCACTCCCCGGTTGTAGTTCTGAAGGAAACAGGCCAGCCAATCCCCATGCCGGCTTATGTTATAGGCTATGGAGGAATTTTGGACGAGAAGTTTGTAAAAGAGATTAAGATGTAAGCACCCATAAGGGTGCTTTTTTAATGGAGAATTATATGGGACAGAAACTTAATTTAGAGCAACAAGCAAAAGAAATACTACGAATGGCTGAAGAAAGTGGAGTTCAATCTCACTTTTTTTTCCTTACAACATTCAAGAGGTACCAGGTACAACTTAGTATACTGAGCGACTTAGAGAACACCATAAAAGAAGATGGTTCTTTGGTGACGAAGGAATATGTAAAAGGGCGTGAGAATGTTTACACACATCCTGCAGTTTCAGAGTACAACAGGACAACTGATTCAGCCAACAGAACTGTTCAAACCCTTATGAAGATTATCAAGGACTTAGGAAAAGAACAGGATGACGAAGAGGAAGAAGACCCACTTATGAAGTTGTTAAATGGTGGTGATAATGAATGACGGAAAACAAAGCGTATCTGTACTGCAAGAAGGCAGTCAAAGAGAACACTACCCCTAAGTTTGTTAAGCTGCAGATGAAGGATTTCATGCGGATATGCGAAGGAAAGAATAAAAAGTATAAGATCAGTGAGAAGAAACTTAAGCAACTTAATGGACTTCTCAAACTCTTGAATATGCCTAAAGGATTAAAGGCCGGCGTACCTCTTGCAGAATGCACTTGTGGGTATCAATGGCTTTTTTATATTGCTATTTTCTGCGTTGTTTATAGGAATAACGAAGAAAAAAGGCGATATGAAACCGGGCTTTTGGAGATATGCCGTAAGAATTTTAAGACTTACACGGTGGCAACAATCTTTATTTTGTTGCTTCTTACTGAACCGCAGTTTTCAAAGTTCTTTAGCGTGGCACCGGATGGTAGCTTATCAAGAGAGATAAGGGAGGCAATTTCGGAGACTTTGCGTTCTTCTCCCTTGGTGTACTCCTATAAAGGCAAGAACAGATTCAAAATTTTGCGAGATTATATCAGCTTTAAGCCTTTTAACTCGGTTTATACACCTCTTTCCTTTTCCACAAGCAGAATGGACGGCCGTTTACCTAATGCCTTCTGTGCGGATGAGGTGGGAGCGCTGCCTACAATTTATCCTTTGGAAGCTATGCGTTCTGGCCAACTTAACATCTTGAATAAGTTGGGATTTGTTATCTCTACAAAGTATCCGACAATAGATAATCCTTTTGAGGAAGAGGTTAGCTATTCAAAGAAAGTCCTAAATGGTCTTGTTGAGGATGAAACTAGGTTTTCGCTCCTGTATGAGCCGGATAACACAAAGGACTGGGAAACAAATGACTTAATTCTAAAGCAAGCAAATCCGGTAGCCTTGGAGATTCCTGAGATATGGGAGGATTTGCTTAAGAAGCGTACAAGAGCAATAGCAACGGCAAAGGTAAGAGAAAACTTCGTTACTAAGCACTGCAACATCATCTACCAAGGGGTAGGAACAGAAAGCTATATAGATGTTAAAGATGTGCAAGCTTGCAGGGTGGAATCCATTGATTGGACCGGTAAAGAAGTCTATTTGGGACTGGATCTATCAGAATCAAACGATAATACGTCCGTTTCCATGGTTGCGATAGAAAACGAGACAATTTTTGCTAAATCCTTTGCCTTTATCCCGGAAGAACGGATAGAGGAAAAGGCTGCAGCGGAGCATGTGGATTATCGGAATCTCTGTAAAACAGCGCATGTCTACGCTTGTGGGGATAGGGTAATAGATTACACCTTCATAGAGGAGTTTATCCTTTCTCTTGAGGAAAAATATGGCGTTACAGTAATGGAAGTGGGTTTCGACCGGTGGAATGCCCTGTCTACAGCACAAAAGCTTGAGAAAGAGGGGCTTCAAATGATAGAGCTTAAGCAGCATTCTTCTGTTTTACATCCGGCAACTAAGTTTTTGAGAGAAAAAATTTTGAAGAAGGAATTTGCTTATGAGAGTAATCCGCTTTTGGAGATTAACTTTCAGAATGCTAAGTGTGTTTATGACACAAACAAGAATCAGTATGTAAACAAGAAAAAGTCAAACGGCAAAGTAGATATGGTGGTTTCCCTTATCAATGCCGTATGCCTATTGCAAAGAAGCGACACAGGCAATGACTTTGTAGCACAGGTTATTTAGGAGGGTGGTATGTGGCCATTTAAAAGAAAAGCCGAGGAGATTAGAGCAGATACAGCTGCAGTATCTGGAGATGCACTGCTTAAAGCATTGGTGTCAGACCCGAAAATCAACAAAGAACAGGCAATGCAGATTCCTGCAGTATCTGCTTGTGTAAATTTGATTGCAGGAACGGTGGCTATGATTCCTTTTAGGCTTTATAAGGTGGATAATGACAAGATTAAGCTTTCTGAGGAAAGAGACGATCAGAGAGTTGGGCTTTTAAATATTGACCCGGGAGATACGCTGGATGCGTTTCAGATGAAACGCTCACTCATCGAAGATTATCTGCTGGATGAGGGTGGGTATGCATATATTGAAAGAAGAGGGAACAAAGTAAAAAGCCTACGTTATGTGGACCCGTCAAATATTGGATTTAGCTATAATGCAGACCCGATATTTAAGGACTATAAGCTTCTTGTAGGAGGTAAGCAGTACTATCCTCACGAATTTATTAAGCTGCTAAGACGGACAAGAGATGGGCATAGAAGTATTAGCGTAGTAGAGGAGAACTCCGAGCCTTTTTCTATTGCCTACCAGACTATGCGCTTTCAAAACAAAATGCTGAAAACCGGAGGTGCTAAGAAGGGCTTTGTGAAATCCCAGAAAAAGTTAAGTCAGGAAGCCTTGGACTTTTTAAAGAGTGCATGGAAACGGATGTTTTCAGAAGATGACTCCGAAAATGTTGTGATTTTGAATGATGGCTTAGAGTTCCAAGAAAGTTCTGCAACACCTGCAGAAATGCAGCTACATGAGAACATTTCCAGTTCTACAAGGCAGATATGCCAGATTTTCGGCGTACCGTACCAACTAATCAGTCGTGACAGTACACCGTCCGAGGAGGACAGAATCATATTTCTACAATATTGCATTCAGCCGATTCTTTCAGAGATTGAGACGGCTTTAAATAGAGATTTCCTGCTTGAATCTGAAAAAGGAACTCTAAAATGGGCGGCGGATACATCAGAACTCACTAAGGCAGATGTATTAAAGCGCTACCAAGCCTACGAAATCGCAAGTAAGAATGGTTTTATGCAGATTGATGAAATCCGATTTAAGGAGAATATGGAGCCTCTGGGACTAGACTTTGTGAAACTCGGTCTTCAAGACGTTCTGTATTATCCGAAGGAAAAAGTAACCTTTGTGCCAAACATGAACCAGGTAGGGGGAATAGAGATTGCAAAGGAAGACAGAGAAAGACTACTAAGAAAGGAGAAAGAAGAAAAGGATGAGAATTCAGATACGGAGTGATTCCGTAGAAATTGAAGGCTATGTAAACGCCGTAGGAAGAGATTCCAGACCTATGAAAGATAGAAGCACCGGAGAGCGATTTGTTGAGCAAATTGTTCCCGGTGTTTTTACTAGGGCGCTTACAAGAAATGATGTGGATCTCTTGCTAAACCATGACCAGGATAGAGTTCTCGGAAGTACAAAGACAAACCTTGAGCTTACTGAGGATTCAATCGGCCTGAAAGCGCGGGCTATAGTCACAGATAAAGAGGTGATTGAAAAAGCAAGATCAGGAAAGCTAAGAGGCTGGTCCTTTGGGTTCTATGACAGAGATTCACGAAATGAGGATGTTAGAGAAGGTCTGAAGCGCCGCTATGTTGAGGATATGGACCTTAAAGAGGTTTCTATCATTGATGACCGAAAGCTTCCTTGCTACGAGGGTACCTTGATTAATGCCCGTGCAGATGAGGTTATTCAGGGTGAGGTCTTGGAAACCAGAGCAGAAATTACAGAAACTCCAAAGCTTGATAGCTATTGGGAAAGAATTAAACATTTAGGAAAGGATTAAAAGTATGAACAAAAAGATGAAAGCATTACAGGAGCAGAGAAACGCAGCAGTTGAGGAATTAAAGGCGCTTACCGGAAAGGTAGAGACCGAGGTTAGGGCTTTTACTGATGAAGAGAACGAAAAGTTCAATGAGCTAGAGAAGAAGGTAAAGGATTTAGATTCCTCTATTGAGATGCTGGAAAGGGCAGAAAAATATGAGTTTAAGGAACCGGCACAGGCTTCTGAGGACAAGGAAAAGGTGAATACGGAGGCAAAGGAGCTTAGAGCCTTTGAAAGCTATATCAGAGGAGTTGTTCTGGAGGAAAGAGCAGACAATCTTACTTCCGGAGACAATGGAGCTGTGATTCCTAAGTCTATCGCCAACAAAATCATCAAGAAAGTACACGACATTTCTCCAGTGTTCAGCAAGGCTACACGTTACAATGTGAAAGGAGAACTCAATGTTCCTTATTACCCGGCTGATTCTAAGGATATCCAGATGACTTATGTTGAGGAGTTTGTAGAATTAGAGTCTTCTTCCGGAAAGTTCGGAACTATCTCCTTAAAGGGCTTCCTTGCTGGAGCTTTGACTAAGGTATCTAAGAGCCTTATCAATAATTCCAACTTCGATATTGTTTCTTTCGTAGTTGATGCTATGGCTGAAACAGTATCTCGTTGGGTAGAGGGGCAGCTTCTTAAGGGAACCACTGGCAAGGTTGACGGTATGATTAAGGGAATTACCCAGACTGTTACCACGAAGGCGGTAAATAAGGTAGATGCAGATGACCTTATTCAGCTGCAGGAATCTATCCCGGATGCTTATCAGGGAGAAGCTTGCTGGATTATGACTAAGAACACCAGAACAGCCATCCGCCAGTTAAAGGATAATAACGGCCAGTACCTGCTTAATCAGGATGCAACTACTAAGTGGGGATACACTTTGTTTGGCAAGCCTGTTTATGCATCTGAAAACATGGATGAGGTGGCTACCGGAAAGAACGCCATCATTTATGGTGATTTATCCGGTCTTGGAGTTAAGCTTTCTGAGGAAATGGAAATTGAGGTCCTTAGAGAGAAGTTTGCTACCCAGCATGCAGTAGGAGTTGTTGCTTGGATGGAGTTTGATGCCAAGGTAGAAAATGCCCAGAAGCTTGCAAAGCTTACTGTGAAGTAAGAAATAGATCTGCGGAGGCGTATTTTGGGTAATGGGTAAAAGATACAGTCAGAACTTAAAATACGCCTGTTGTTGGGCTCGGTGCACTCTGAAAGGGGGAGGAATGAAAGTAAGCGAACTTACGGAAAGCGTTATTGCCAATTACTGCAGAATCATGGAGGAAGATGTTACGGAGAGCGAGAGAGTGTCTTTAGACGCTTTAAAGACTGCAGCTGTGAGTTATGTTATGTCTTATACAGGGCTGTCTTTAGAAGAGATAGATAACCACGAAGACATTTCTATAGCGGTTCTTACCTTGATAGCAGATATGTATGATAACCGCGCAATGACCGTAGACAAAAAAGAAGTCAATCGTACAGCAGAAATTATCCTCTCGATGCACTCTAAGAATTTGCTACCGGGAGGTGGACAAGATGGCCATTAATCCCGGAAGACTTAGAAAAGTTATAGGAGTTTATCGGTATATTGAAAAGGAAAATTCCTTAGGATCTACAACAAAGGTCTTAGATAAAGTTAGAAGTCTATACGGAGAAATCCGTCCGGTTAGAGGGAGTGAGTATACAGAGTATTACAAAGAGTATCACTCACTATCTGTAAAAATCACGCTAAGGCATTGTGAGGATTTACGTCCTACGGATATTCTGGTATATGGGAAGCGGCAATTTATTATCCAGTCTATTATTAACCCTTTAGAGGTAAATCACATTGTAGAGTGTATGTGCGTAGAAAAGACGGAAAAGGAGCTTGCCTATGGTTGATATTGATTATCACGGACTGGATAAGGATTTTCAGAGTATCATTGAAACTTTTCCGGATGAAGCAGAGAGATACCTTAGGCAGCAGGCCAAAGCTTGGAAGGATTCCTGTAATGAAAAGGGCTATAAGAATTACACAGAAGGGAAAAAGCCTATCGCAAAAAGCTGGAAAACAGAGTATGAGAGAGATTCTCTTTACAATGCGACAGCTGTTAGTGTAACGAATAAGAGTCCTTTGTTTCATTTGCTGGAGAATGGCCATAGGAAATGGCTCTGGGGTGAAGACACTGGAGGATTTGTTCCCGGAAAGCACTATGCAGAGAAAACCAGAGAGGAATTTAAGGATAGCTTTGGAGAGAACACCGGAAAATTTGTTGAGAAGGCTATAAAGAGGCATAAACTATGATTGAGTTATTAGAAGTCAAGAAATCATGTAATAAGGCTCTGAGAGAGGCCTTTCCAAAGCTAAAAATCTACGGTACGGATGTAAGAGAGGGGATGGAACTACCAAGCTTTTACACGGAGATAGTTCCATATACTTTGGATTACGAGTCCATTAATCTTGTAAGACAGAAATGCGGGTACAAGATTACACTTCTTGAAAAAACTCCAAATGAAGAATTTCAGCTTTCCGTGTTTGAAAAGATACGGAAAGTTTTTCATTTGAAAATCAAGATTAAGGAGAAACTGGTTACTGTAAGCTCCGTAGAATTTGATTATATCGGTACTGAAAACAATATATTTCAAATTACTGCACGCTTTGAGTGGTATGACACGATTGCAGAGCCAAAAGATGAAGAGACAGCAAAAGAGTTAGTTATGAGAGGAGTAGAAAATGAGTAAATTAAAATCTCCGGAAGTGAATATCAGTTTTATTGAGAAAGGAGAGTCTGCAATCCAGAGAGGAGAGAGAGGGATTGTAGCTTTGGCTTTATCAGAAAAGACTAAGTTGGAGACTTTCACTGCATATTCCGTTACAGACATTCCTTCCGGATTAAGCGCACAAAATGCACAATATGTTAAAGATGCCTTACAGGGTTATGAGGTAGCTCCTAAAAAGGTTCTCGTTTATGTAATGCAGGGAACTCCTGAGAAGCTTAATGCAGAGTATACGGCCATGCTGAAATACTTCGCACAGACCAAGTTTGACTATTTAGCGATTCCTACAGTAAAGACTGATGGAAAGACTAATGAAGTAGTGACTTGGATTAAAAGCTTAAGAACAGAGCAGAAGTTAAAGCGAAAGGTCGTTCTTCCGGAAGTAGCCGGAGATAATGAGGGAATCATTAATGTAAGCGCAAGCTTGACAAGGCCAGACGGTACGGTCCTTACACCGGAACAGGTAGCCCCGAGAATTGCCGGCCTTATCTGCGGTACACCTTTGAGCATTTCTATTACTTATGCACCGCTGAAAGACTTTATTGACTGTCAAAGATTTACTAAGCAGGAAGCTGATGAGGCTGTAGGGGCCGGAAAGCTTATCTTTATGTATGACGGTGAAAAAGTAAAGGTTAACCGTGGAGTAAACTCCTTAAGCACTACCACAGAGGTAAAGGGAGATAGCTTTAAGAAGATTAAGATTGTGGAAATCATGGATATGATCTATGAGGATATCCGTAGAGCTTGGGAGGATACCTATGTTGGACGATATGCGAACACTTACGATAATAAGTGCTTGCTGATTACTGCCATTAATTCCTACTTTGCCGGGCTTGTACGGTCCAATCTTCTGTCTAAGGGAGAATGCTATATCGACATTGACGGGCAGCGTGAGTATTTGAAGCAGAAAGGTGTTGATGTAAATAATCTTTCTGAGCAAGCGGTAAAGGAAGAGAACACCGGATCCAGAGTTTTCTTAAGAGCGAATATCTCTATCTTGGACGCTATGGAAGATATGGATTTGGAGATTTATTTGTAAGAAAGGAGACAGTATGGACGGTTTTGTATCTGATCAGGTTATCAATGGTACCTGGGGAGAACTCTGGGTAGATGATACTTATATGGCGGAGGTAATTTCTTTTAAGCTGGAAATTAATGCCAAGTATACCAATGTCCCAAGAACAAGAAAGCTTCTGGATGGCCAAAAGCTAACCGGAGTAGAGACAAAGGGAGAAGTTAAGCTGCATAAGATTTCTTCTTTCCTTGCGAAAAAGGTATCTGATGGTTTGAAGTCCGGAAAGGTTCCGAACTTCAAGATTATTTCTAAGCTTTCCGATCCGGCAGGCCTTGGAACGGAAAGAGTTGTGGCATATGGTTGTAAGTTTGACAAGGCAATCCTTGCGGATTGGGAACATGGAAAGAATGCGGAAGAGTCCTACAGCTTTACTTGTGAGGACTGGGACTTCATCGACACGATTTAGGAGGGATTATGGAGGAGTTTAAAAGTATATACAAGATACTTAGTATTCTCCATAAGTCTATGGATTTCGAGGATTGGGACAAGAATCTTCTCACCCATGAATCCTTGAATCTTTCCTTTCCTAAATGGTCAAGAATTATGAGTATACTGCTTAAAGAAGGGTATATCTCCGGAGGAGAAGTGCTTGAAAGTTTTGGGGATTTTTATCCCAGAATAAAGCTTACGAGACCGGAGATTACCTTGAAGGGCTTGGAGTATCTTGAGGAGAACAGCTTAATGAAGAAAACGGCAAGACTGATTCAAGGGATTTCTAATATAGTGAAATAGGAGGAAACATGAGTTTAACACAGAAATTGTTACAAATTGATAGAGGGGAATTTCAGAAGGAGGAGTTCTTAGAATTGAGAGCAAAACATCTAAGTAAGATTATGGGTGAAGATGTGACTCTTAAGTTTAGAGCCCTTTCCGGAAAGGAGTATACTTCCCTTGCTTCCGCCTTAATGGGACCTAAGGGGACGGTTGATTACTCTAAAGCTTATGATGTGAGCGCATTGGTACTTTGCGAAGCTTTAGTGGAGCCAAGCCTTAAAGATAGCGGATTACAGAAGCATTTTGGAGTAGCCAGTCCTAAGGACCTGGCTTTTTTATTTTTCCCCGGAAAAGAATTATCCACTCTTTCGGACAAGGTTACGGCTTTCTCCGGATTTGCGGAAGAGGATGAAGTTAAAGAAGTAAAAAACTAGTAGAGTCCGATGGTGAAACGAATGCCATGTTTTGGCTTTTTAGATTACATCACTGGAAACCGTCGGACTTTTTTGAACTTGGCTATGGAGAGAGGCAGATAGTCTATGCGTTCCTCCAGTTAGAAATTGAGCAGAGGAAAAAGGAATGGCAAATAGAACAGTAGACGTAACGCTGAGACTGGTAGACAAATTTACAGGAGGATTTCAAAAGTCTCTTTCAGCTCTCACGGCCATGGACAAGAAAACCTTCAAGATAGCAGGGAACTTACAAAGCACCGGCGATTCCATAGCTAAAGCCGGTGCAGCTATGACCGCTGCGGTTACGGTGCCTATTGCCGGTGCAGGAGTGGCAGCAGTAAAGACGGCGGCGGACTTTGAAAATTCTATGAGCGCTGTAAAAGCTATTATGGGGCAAAAATGGGATGATGCTCTTGTTGATCAGGCAAAGCATTTAGGGGCTACAACTGCATGGACAGCAAGAGAGGTTGGAGAGGCTATGCAGTATACCGCTATGGCCGGCTGGGATGCTAAGCAGAACATGGAAGGTTTAGATGGTATTCTTTCCGCTGCAAGTTCCGGAGGAGTAGGTTTAGCAGAATCTACGGATATTGTGGTTGGGGCTTTGGCCGGATTTGGAGAGGGAGCAGACCAAGCTTCACGCTATGCAGATATCATGACGGCTACCTTTACAAATTCAAAGACGGATATGTTAGGTCTTGGAGAGACGTATCAGTATGTAGGATCTATTGCAGGTACTCTGGGATATGATTTTGCAGAGGTAAATACCGCTATTGGTATTATGGGAAATCAGTCTATCGCAGGTTCTCAAGCTGGTACTACGCTTAGGACAGCCCTGCTAAACATGACTGGAGATTCTAAAGAAGTGAAATCAGCAATGAAGGATCTCGGTATCTCTATGGCCAACGAAGATGGTACTATGAAATCCTTCTCAGAGATGATTCATAGCCTAAAAAGTGGATTCTCTGGACTTACTGAGGAAGGAAAACTCTACTATGCCAATCAGATTTTCGGAAAAACAGCTACAGCCGGAATGCTTGCTGTTATCAATTCTACAGATGAGGCCTATGATAGCTTGGAACAAAGCATTAAAAATGCGAATGGTGCTGCAGGAGAAACAGCAAAAGGTCGCTTAGAGAACCTTAATGGACAGCTAACACTTTTGAAGTCGGCTATAGAAGCTATAGCCATACGAATTGGAGATTTTGTGCTTCCCTACTTAAAACAATTTGTAGAGTGGGCACAAAAACTTGCAGACAAACTAAATGGGATGAGTGATGAACAGCTTAAGGCTATTTTAAAGAACGTAGCAATGGTTGCCAGCATAGGCCCCATGTTAATAGTGTTCGGAAAGCTGGTAGGTATAGTCGGCACTGTGATTAAAGTATTTATGGCAGTATCTAAAGCAGGGGGCTTGATATCGGTGATTACCGGTCCCGTCGGCCTAGTAATTGCGGCGATAGCTGTGCTTGTTGGAATTGTTCTTTTGGTGCGGAAAAATTTTGACACCTTTAAGCAGTCTCTTAGCCGTTTTAGTCCGGTGTTCGATAGGA